CATGGATAATAAAATAAAATAAAAAAAAAAAATGGAAGAAAAATTTTTAAGTATTATAGCAGAAGGTAATGAACTAGAAGCACATAAAAAATATTCATCAACATGTAAAGACGTGATTGTAGAAATAGGTGTATTATTTGGTCAAACGACAAAAGTAATATTAGAAAACACTACAGCTAAAGTTTATGGTATAGACCCAATCATCCCAGACTCAATGAATAGCGCTTTAATTGGTGATGTACATAAAATAAAAGAATTGGAAACTATTCACCCTAATTTTATATTTATAAAAGATTATAGCTTTAATGTTGTTAAAAATTGGGATAAAAAAATTGATTATATTTTTATAGATGGTGACCACACATATAATGCGGTAAAACAAGATTTTGAAGATTGGTACCCACATGTTAAATCTGGTGGTATAATTTCAATACATGATTCATCCGCTAATAGACGTGGACCATCATTTTGGCCTGGACCATCAAAATTAGCTGATGAATTAATAAAGGATGATAGGTTAGAATACATTGAAACATTAACAGCATTAACAATTTTTAAAAAGAAATAATATGAAAAAAATACTAATATTAGGCGGTGGTGGTTTTATAGGTGGTCACTTAGCCAAAAAATTAAAATCTCAAGGTAATTGGGTTAGAGTCGTTGATTTAAAAGAACACGAATACTTTACTAAAGAAGAAATATCAGATGAGTTCATTGTTGGTGATTTAAGAGACCCAATGCTTGTTTCTAGAGTTATGTTCGCACCTAACCAAATTAGTTTAGATGATAAAATTAATTCATTCGATGAAGTTTATCAATTGGCTGCTGATATGGGTGGTGCTGGTTATATTTTTACTGGTGAACATGATGCTGATGTAATGCATAACTCAGCTTTAGTTAATTTAAACGTTGCTAAAGAAGCAACACGTATGAGTGTTAAAAAATTATTTTATTCATCCTCTGCTTGTATGTACCCAGAACATAATCAATTAGACCCTAACAATCCAAATTGTGAAGAATCTTCAGCCTATCCAGCTAATCCAGATTCTGAATATGGTTGGGAAAAATTGTTTAGCGAAAGACTTTATTTATCATTTATGCGTAATTATGGTTTAAATGTTAAAATAGCGAGATTTCACAATATATTTGGTCCACAAGGTACTTGGAAAGGCGGTAAAGAAAAAGCACCAGCAGCTATGTGTAGAAAAGCGGCTGAAACACCAGATGGAGGTATTTTAGAAGTATGGGGTGATGGTTTACAAACACGTTCATTTCTTTATATTGATGAATGTGTTGAAGCTATTTTAAGACTTATGAATAGCGATTTTAGTGGACCAGTTAATATAGGGTCTGAAGAAATGATAACCATAAATCAATTAGCGCAAATGGCCATTGATTTAAGTGGTAAAAATATTAAAATAAAAAACATTTATGATGATGAATTTATGATTAAGTATGGTCATAAATGTCCAACTGGTGTTAAAGGTAGAAATTCAGATAATAAATTATACCAAGAAAAAATCGGGTGGGTTGTTAACCAACCATTAAAAAACGGTATGATTAAAACATTTGAATGGATTAACGAAAAAGTAAAAAAATAAATAATGGATTATAAAGGACATATAGGGAATTATATAGTACCAGATGATACAAAAAACGGTATTTGTGTAGATATTGGTGCTAATTATGGTAATTTTATTGAAAAATATAATAATCATTTTAAAGAGATTCATTACGTAGAAGCGTTAAAGCATGTTTATGACTCTATTAACGAAAAATTTAAAAACCATACAAATGTTTTTGGTAATAATAGGGCTGCTTGGTCAAAAAGTAATATAAAATTAAAAATGGTTTCACATATTAATAATGATGCTGGGTCTGCTGGTATACAAGGTGAATTCATAAATGATGATTGGACTAATAACATATTAAATGAAGTATTTTCAATATCAATTGAAGAACTAGTTGATAAATTAGGTAAAATAGATTATTTAAAAATAGATTGTGAAACTTCTGAATATCCATTTTTATTCGAAAAAGACTTAAATAATTTTAAATATATTGCTATTGAATTACATCATCAAATGGGTATTGTTAGATACAATAATTTAATTGATTGGATTAAAAAAACACATAATTTAATTCATGGTGATGATACATATAAATTTGATACGAACAAAGAAGTTTTATATATGTTAAAATAATTTAAAATTAATTTTTGTTTATTGCAAAAAAAAAGATATTTATGTAATAAAGAGATTACATGGCAAAAAAAACGCAAACAACCAGAAGCAAAAAACAAACAACAACTTATGCTGATTTTAACCAAGACTTAGAAACAAAATCAAAACCTAATTTTAAATTAGATATAAAATATAAAAACGAAACACAAAAAAGATTAACAGAATCAATACATAAAAATGACTTAACAATATGTAGTGGCCCTCCTGGTTCTGGAAAAACATTCTTAGCTTGTTACCAAGCTTTACATGAATTAAAACATAATAAATTTATTGATAAAATAGTACTGGTTAAATCAGTAACAACCTTAAAAGATGAAGAAATCGGATTCTTAAAAGGTACAATGGAAGAGAAAATGGAACCATTTATCTATTCATTCGTAAAAAACTTTGAAAAAATTATAGGTAGAGATATAACAAATTATCTTATGGAAGATAAAATAATAGAAGTTATACCAATAGCCTATATGAGAGGTATTAATATTGATAACGCTGTTGTTATTATTGATGAATGTCAAAATATAACAATAGAAAACATTAGAACAATCCTATCAAGAATAGGTGAAAATAGTAAAATGGTTTTACTTGGTGATTTAAAACAAATAGACCAAAAAAATAAATCAAATACAGCACTTAAATTCTTAGTAGAAAATTTTTATGCGGTTGATTATGTAGGTGTAATAGAATTTACATTAGATGATATCGTTAGACATCCATTAATTAAAGTTATTGAACCAATATTCGATATGGAAATGGAAAGACAAAACGAAGTTAGAAAAACAAAACCAGTAAAAATAAACCCAATAAAAGAAGAAAAATCTTTTTTTAGTAAAATATTTAATTTCTTTAATTAATATTATTTTTTTCATTTACTTAATAATATAAATAATTAAAATTGTTTATATAATTAATGTATTAAATGGCTAAAATTAATATTAGTTTAAATGAAGTCTTAAGAGATTTTATCGGTCAATTCAACTATACTTATGATAAGTATATTGAAAAAAAAGAATTAAAAGAAAATGAAATAACAAGCTTTAATTTGTTAGACCATTATAAATTTAAATCAATAGATGATTTAAATAGTTTTTTATATTCTGAAGCATCATTAGAAATTTTTGGACATGCTGACCAAAAAATAGATGGACTTATCGGAAAATTTAACACTTTTTTAATGGATATTGAAGATGATGAAGAACATCAAATAAAATTAGTTAGTAAAGAATTTAATAAATCAATCCCAGCAACTTTTTTCTTTTTATCCAAAACTGGTTGTAGAGCTAAAAATATAGAATTTGTTAATAATGATAATGATGAATGGTTAAATGCTGATGTTCTAATAACAGCTAACCCAAACGCATTATTAAATAAACCAGAAAATAAAATCAGTGTAAAAGTTAAAACATCATATAATACAGATGTTTCAGCCGATTATGAAATTGATTCTATTCTAGATTTTATGAATAATCCAGAGTTAAGAAATAAAATTTTAACAATTATAACAACAATAACATACGAAGAAATTAACTAAAAATTATGATACAATTCGGAGAAACAATTTTTTACATTGATGTTGAAGCTTTTAGAAACTGTATTTTATCAGAAGACTCTAAAAATATTGGCAAAAACACGTCAACTGAAATAACAAAGCATCATGACCACAATGGTGGATTATTATCTTGGGATGAAAGAATTATTCAAACAGAAAAAGATGTTGAATTAGATTCTTCTAAATATGATTTAATGTCAAGAATGATTGACGTTGTTTTAACATATGACTCAGAAGATTTAGACACAAGTTTAGGTTATGAAAGAGCTTTAGATAAAGCGTCATTACCATTTAAAATCGCCTTTAACACATTGTTAAATTATGGTATAATCAAAGAAAAAGAATAACAAAAAATAAATTATTTTCAATAAAAAAATATGGAAACAATCAAACAATTAGAAAATCAAATAACACAAGCAAATGAAGTTATTGATAGATTAAATAACAAAGACTTCAATTTTTATTTCTTTACCTTAGATACAAAAGGTACACCAACAGCAGGTATTGCAAATATCTATGAACATGTTAAACTTCTTAATAACTTAGGTATTAAAGCACATATCTTACATGAAAAAAATGATTATAAATTAATTGGAGATGAAAACGGTATGGGTATTTCAGATTGGCTTGGTGAAGAATATGCTAAATTATCACATATTTCAATCGAAAGCCAACAATTAAACATCACACCAGCTGATTTTATTGTTATTCCTGAAATATTTTCAAATATTATGGAACAAGTTAAAACATTCCCATGTAAGAAAATTGTTCTATGCCAAAATTATGATTATTTGTTAGAATTACTACCAATTGCAAAAAGATGGAATACTGATTATAATTTTAATGATGTTATCACCACTACAACTAAACAAGCAATTTACGTTAGTAATTTGTTCCCTTCTATTAGAACACATGTAGTACCAGTTTCAATCCCTAAATACTTCCAACCAAATGAAAAACCAAAAATTCCTATGGTTGCTATGTTAACTAGAAATCAAACTGATGCTATTAAAATTGCAAAATCATTCTATCTACAATACCCAATGTATAAATGGATTACATTTAAAGATATGAGAGGATTGTCTAGAGAAATGTTTGCTAAAGAATTGGCTAAATGTTGTTTGGCTGTATGGATTGATGACCCATCTGGATTTGGTACTTTCCCATTAGAAGCATTTGAATGTAATACACCTGTTATCGGCAAAATACCAAATATGGTGCCAGAATGGATGGAAAAAACAGATGAAGAAAATAATACATTCATTAGAAATAATGGTGTTTGGACAAACACTACATTAAATATCCCTGAATTAATTGCAACGTATATTAAAGTATGGTTGGAAGATTCAGTACCATCAGATTTGTTAAATGGTATGGAAGAATCAAAAGGACAATATACCGAAGAAAAACAAGCAAATGCTTTATCTGAAGTATATGATGGAATCATTAAAAATAGAGTAATTGAGTTATCTGCACTTAGAGATAAGTTAGCTTCTGACTTAGTTAATGTTAACACAGAATTACAAAACGTTAATAAACAATAACAATTATTTAAACATAAAAAAATATGAATAATATCACAGTAATATTACCTGTACACGAACTAAATGATGAAACAAAACAATTGTTTAGCATTTCAGTAGAAAGTGTAAAACAACAAATAGTTAGACCTGATTATCTTCTAATCGTAACACCAAAAGGAACAGAAACATCAAAATATTTAAAATCATTTGATTATGGTGATTTTAAAGATTCAGTAACAGTTTTGGAAAATGATGGTGAAACAGACTTCTCAAGTCAAATTAACTTTGCAGTTAAAAATGCTAAAACAGATTGGGTTAGTTTTCTAGAATTTGATGATGAATACTCAAACATTTGGTTTAAAAATGTAATTGAATACAGAGAAAAACATTCTGATGTTGAAATCTTTATGCCAATTGTAATTGATGTTAATTCAAATGGTGAATTTATTGGCTTTACTAACGAAGCTGTTTGGGCACAAAGCTTTTCTGATGAGTTAGGTATCTTAGATAATAATGCACTTTTAGCATATCAAAATTTTAATATTGATGGTGTTGTAATGAAAAAATCTTTGTTTGATTCATTTGGTGGTTTTAAATCAAATATTAAATTGACGTTTATCTATGAATTCTTGCTCAGGATGACGTTTAAAGCTGTTAAGACTATGGTAATACCAAAATTTGGTTACAAGCACGTAAATCAAAGAGAAGGGTCTTTATTCGCATCCTATAAAGAAACTATCGACCCAGTTGAAGCAAGATGGTGGTTGGCACAAGCGAAAAAAGAATATTACTTTACAAAAGACAGAGAAATAACATATCAAGAAAAATAATGAAATAATGGCAAATAAAAGAGGACGCAAAAGAAATAATGATATCTATTTTGGTCCAAATGAAGAACAGGCCGTTATTAAATTTCTTGAATCAACAGACGAAACAGAAAGGAATCTAATTTTTAATGAGTGGTTGAATAAACCACTCAATAAAATGATAGAATCGATAATTAGAAGGTACAAATTATACAGAAAAAATGAAACATTCGAAGAATTACATAATGACACGGTTTCATTTTTAATGACAAAAGTACATAAGTTCGAAAGTGGAAGGGGTAAAAAAGCTTATTCTTACTTTGGTACAATTAGTAAAAATTATATTTTAGGTTTATTAATCAAAGATGAAAAAAACCTTAAACAAACATATTCATATGAAGACATATCTGATGCCGATGAAATAGAAGAAAGGCAAACGTTAACTTATGAAATGGATATAGATAATTATTCAATGGATGATTTTATTAATTCTATAGTAGATAAACTAAAAGAAGAATTAAAAAATCCTAAAACAGGTAAAAAAAATCTAAATGAAAATGAAAAAAAAGTCTGTATCGCATTAATTGATATGCTTGAAAATTGGGAAACAGCATTTCAAACATTAGATGGTGGGTCAAAATATAATAAAAACTCAGTTCTAGAAACAATGAGAAATTATACAAACCTATCAACAAAAGACATAAGATTAGCAATGAAAAGATTTAAAAAAATTTATGATGTGTTAAAACAAAAATCTTTATAGTTTTTTTTAATAAAAATAGATATTTATATATTTATAAAAAAAAAGATTATGTCAAGAAAAAAAGGTACCGATGTAAAAGTTAATAATAATGATTCTCTTGAAGGTTTGATGCAAGAAACATATAATGACGCTTGCTTACAAATAAATGAGGCTCAAAGAACCATTAACGAATTAGTTGTTTCTTTAGTACCAACTGATATAGATGATGCTACAAAAATAGCAAAAGAAAAAGCTGGTTTATTAAAAGTTAAAGACTCTGCAATAAGGATTAAATTAGAA